CTAGCAGAACAAACCGGAAACGAACTCGGCTACCGTGTAAACGCAGCCTTGACAACCGGAACCGGTACTGTGCAGCCAAACGGAATCGTTACTGCAGCAGGATCAGCAGTAACAGGAACATCACTAAATCCAACAGCAGACAATTTAATTGACTTAGTTTATTCAATTGATACTGCCGGACGTCGTCTACCAGGCGCAGGATTTATGATGAACGCAACATCAGTAGCAAACGTACGCAAACTTAAAGACAGCGCTGGACAATATTTATTCAGTCCATCACTATCAGCAGATGCACGCGACTTGCTATTGGGTTATCCAATATTCGAAAACCCAGCGATGGCAACAGCAGCATCAGCAGTCAAACCTGTAATTTTTGGTCACTTGCCAAGTTACATTGTTAGACAAGTTGGTGGAATTAGATTAGATCGTTCTGACGATTTTGCTTTCAGCAATGATTTAATTACGTTCCGTGCGACATTCCGTGTCGATGGAAATCTTCCACAAACAAGTCACGTCAAATTCTTTAAGAGTTCAAACTCCTAAAGATCATGAACCAGAAACTCCGACAGAGCGCAGGCTGTCGGAGTTTCTGCTTTGATACAGTTAAGATGAACCAAACACCTGCGAACAAGGGAAAAAACGGTGAATCGTGCCGAGCGTCGTAATCAAGAACGTGCCAGTCGAAATGTCAGACCATCTAGCCATAGCATTCCAACAACTGGGATTCCAAGTCCTGGACGAATCCTCTGGACAAGCAACGCACCTTGGTGCGCAACCGGATATGGACAACAAACAGCCCAAGTTATCAAGAGACTTAAAAAAGAAAATTACGAAGTAGCGATCGCAGCAAATTACGGTCTAGAGGGATCATCATCAACATACCCAACCGAATACGGAAACATACCAGTTTATCCAAGAGGATTTGAAACATATTCAAACGACATAATTCCAGCACACACACATGACTGGATACAAGGAAACACAGAAGCACCAAATGTTTTGATCACACTATTTGACGTTTGGGTTTACAGAGGAAAAAAATGGGACGACTTTAACATCGCATCATGGGTTCCAGTAGATCACTTACCATGCCCACCCGAAGTTGGAGAATGGTGCAAAAAAGAAAACGTAACACCAATAGCGATGAGTCACTACGGAAAACAAATGCTAGAAAGACTAGACATCCAAAGTTTATATGTGCCACACGCAATTGAAAAAACATTTAAACCAACCGAAACAATTACAACAGCAGATAAAGAACAAATCACAGGCAGAGAATTCCTAGGAATAGACAAAGACAGATTTGTTGTAGGAATGAATGCAGCCAACAAAGGAGTCGTACCGAACAGAAAAGCCTTTGGTGAAAACCTATTAGCATTCTCAATGTTCGCGCAGAAACACAAAGACGCAATTCTTTATTTACATACGGAAGCCGTTGGAGCAGCAGGAATAAACCTGATCGAACTAATCCACGCAGTCGGGTTAGAAAAAAATCAATACAGATTTATAGATCCATATCTGTACCGAAGCGCAATGAGTCAAGAAATAGTTGCAGCCACGTACACAGCGATGGATGTTTTTCTTGGAGTCTCCATGGGAGAGGGATTTGGAATTCCAACAATTGAAGCACAAGCATGTGGAACAAGAGTTATTGTTTCAGAATTTGCAGCATCAACAGAACTAGTCGGAGACGGCTGGCTCGTAGAGGGACAACCATTTTGGGATCCGATGCAGAAATCATTTCAACACATGCCTAGCGTCCCCAGCATCGTTGATTCACTGGAAAAAGCGTATGACAAAGGGCAAAACAGATCACAACAAGCCATCGACTTTGCCAAACAGTATGACGCAGACACGGTATTCGAAACCCATTGGAAACCAACATTAAAACAGATCCTGAAAGGTCAATAGAAGCCCAGAAAAGGCAAAATTAGCGACCAGGACCCAAAACCAATATCCACCTATAGGAAAACTAAGAAAGAGCCTATAAATTGAAATGAAGCCCAGGAAAGAGGAAAGATGATCCCAGTGATGATAGTGCCAGTTCTAAATAGACACGATTTGTTAGACAGAATGATCAGATCAATAAATTACCCGATCAAAGATTTAGTGATCATAAACAACGGAGCAAAGCAATATAACTATCTACCAGTCTGGAATCAATGGATAAATAAAATCTGGCATCTCCAAATGCCAAGCAACCTGGGAGTCGCAACATCATGGAACCTAGGAATCAAAGCAACACCAATGACAGACTTCTGGCTGATTACAAACTCAGATGTTGAATGGGGAGGCGACTCACTCAAAATGTTTTATGAACAATCAGAACCACATAAATTACTGTTATCAAACGGATCACCAGAGTGGTGCGCATTCACAATAGGATGGAAAGTTGTAAAAGAAATTGGATTGTTTGATGAAGCACTTCACCCAGCCTACTTTGAGGATAACGACTACGAAAGACGAATCAGTCAAAACACAAATGTAATTCTTGAAAAATCGTTCATACCAATAGCACACGACAACTCATCCACTATAAAAAATGGCTACAGAGAAATGAATGACATAACATTTCAAAATAATCAAGAATATTATCAAAAAAAGATTAACCAACAAGACATGACGGACGGTCAATGGTCAATACAAAGGAGACGAACAAACTCATGGGACTGAGAGTATACACAGGTGGAACATTTGATCTGTTTCACGTAGGACACCTGAATTTATTAAAACGATGTCATGAAATAGCAGGATGGACAGGACAAGTAATTGTGTCATTAAACACAGATGAATTTGTTTACAAATACAAAGGCAAAAATCCTGTTATTCCATATGAGGATCGTAAAGCAATTTTAGAATCCTGTAAATATGTTGATTTAGTTATGGAAAATTATGGTCAAGAGGACTCCAAACAATCAATTCTTTTAGCACAACTCATAGACGTTATTGCAATTGGATCAGATTGGGCAAGAAAAGATTACTATAAACAAATGAATTTTGATCAAGATTGGTTAGATTCACAAAGAATAAGTTTGATATATATTCCATACACTTCAGGAATCTCAAGCACAAAGATAAAAGAAAAAATATGATAGTTGTAGGCACTACGCCAGGACGAGAACACTGGCTCAAAGATTGCATTCAATCAATACACAAAGAACTTCTTATCCTAAGCGATTACAGATATGAATTAGGAAAAATTAAATGGTGCGCAGAACATTTAACAAACAACTTTTTATTTCTACAAGACTCAGTGATACTGAAAGAAACCCTTTGGATTGATAAATTATTTGCAAAAAATAAAAGCATCGCACTCTTTAATGATCCGGCAATTTACGGAACCTATATGGGCATTTATGAACCACTCATTCTAAAAACAATGGACATACCCATCCCACAAAACAAAGCAGAAGCAGTTTATTTTGAAATAGAATGGACAAAAAAATACGCAGAAAAAGCGCAAAATGTTGAGATTGCTTTTCCAGATGTGACTGATGCAAAATCAACAAAAAAAGAACTCAGATATGGCAGGCTCAACCTAGTCCTAGAAAACGAATACTTGATCAAATACAAAGGCAACTGGGGACAAAAACCCTTGCTAGACTAGACACAAGCAACAAGGAGAAACATGGCAATCAGCAACGGCTACGCAACACTTGACCAAGTCAAGGCAGCCCTAAGAATCACAGACTCAGTCGATAACGACTTGCTTGAATTAGCCATTGAAGCAGCATCACGCGCCATAGATGGAAACACAGGACGAAACTTTTATTCAGCAGGAACAGCAACCAGATACTTTGCAGCAGATGACGATTTGATTCTTGGCATAGATGATTTAGCAGGAACAGCGATCACACTACAAACAGCAAACAACGCAGACGGAATCTACGACGTCACCTGGGACACAAACGACTACCAACTCGAACCACTAAACGGAAACTCAGACGGCATCCCATTCCCATACACAAGGATCCGTGCAATCGGAGATTATTTCTGGCCAATCGAGGGAGGAGAGGCCCTAATCAAAATCACAGGAGTTTGGGGATGGCCAAGCGTTCCAACAGCGATCAAACAAGCATGCGTGATTCAATCAAGCAGAATTTACAAACGACTCGATTCTCCACTTGGGGTTGCCGGATTTGGCGATCTTGGCGTCATGCGCGTAACACGCGATCTTGATCCAGACGTGGCACAACTAATTGGCACATACAGAAAAGTACGAAACATTGGCTGAGATAGATGACATCCGATCAGGACTCGCAACCCGACTTGCAACAATAACAGGATTACGAGTAGCAACAGAACAACCAGACAACCCAAACCCACCGATCGCAATTGTTGTGCCAGTAGGAACTTCCTACGATGACACATTCGGCAGAGGAATGGACACAACCACATTCACAATCCTGGTCATGGTCGGCAGAGCAGCCGAAAGATACGCACAAAGAAAACTAGATTCATATTGCAACACAACCGGAGCAACCAGTATCAAAGCAGCCATCGAGGGTGACAAAACTCTAGGTGGAAAAGTATTTGATTGCAGAGTCACAGAAATGCGCAACTATGGACAAATAAGCGTTGGAGATGTGACATACTTGGGTTGTGAGTTTGTAGTTCTCACTTACGCGTAAGAAAGAGAAAAAGGAAAAAGAAAAATGGCAAAATTTGCAGCGACTGATTATGCAATTACCATTAACGGATCCTCATTCGCAACCAATCTCAACTCAGTTGAATTGGCACTCGAAGCAGATGACTTAGAAACAACTGCATTCGGTGGAGAATGGAGAACCAGAATCGCAGGATTGAAACAAGGAACATTAACCTTGAACTTCATGCAAGATTTTGGTGCATCATCCGTTGATGCAACGCTATATCCGTTGTTTGGATCCAACGCAACTGTTGTTATCAAACCAACTTCAAGTGCAATCGGAACAACCAACCCAGCATACACAGCAGTATGTTTAGTAACACAATATTCACCATTCGCATCAAGTGTGGGCGATATTGCAACCCTAAGTGTCTCTTGGCCAACAAGTGGCACAGTCACAAGAGGAACGAGCGCCTAAATGAAAATCAATCTGCGCATTGACTATTCAGCAGGATCAAGCAAAGAAATTGTTTGTTCTGCAAAGGATCTAGTTGCTTTTGAGGAAAAGTACAACAGATCAGTCGCAAGACTTGAACAAGAATTTAAGTTGACTGATCTGTTGTGGCTAGCCTGGCACAGCGAAAACAGACGCAAAGAAACCACAAAAGATTTTGATAAATGGTTGGATGACGTTGATTCCATCGAAGTGAGCGATCAAGACCCAAAATAAAAGGGCTAGGTGAAACTAGCACACATTGGTGGATCGCATATCTTTCATGTGAAACAGGAATCGCACCAAGTCTTTTATTACAAGAAAGCGATCGCATGCTCTACACCATGGGAATGTATCTGCGCTGGAAAACAACTGAACAGAACAGGCCACGATAAAATGGAAAAAAGTATTGTAGTAGGCGCTGAACAAATGCTCCGAGACTTAAAAAAAGTAGAACCAGAATTATACAAAGAAGTCAGATCACAAATTATCAATGAATTAAAACCACTCTACTCGAAAATTAAATCTAACATTCCAAGAGTCTCACCACTGGACGGATTTAATCATGACGGTAGGACAGGTTGGGGTGGACCAATACGAGTGCTTGGAAAAATAAATCTTAGAAAAAGACCAGGACAAACAAGCCTAGTGTCGATCAGAACAGAAAACACAGCCGTACAAATACAAGATATGGCAGGCAGGAAATCAAACGGGAACACGGCATCTGGAAAAAAAATGATTGAAAACCTACCAGGAGCAGCATCTCGCTATGTCTACCCAGCAGTCGAAAGATACGTTCCCACACTAAACAATGACATAATAAAAATAATTGACAAATATTCAAGCGCAAAGAATGTAGAATTAGCAAAGAACCCTAAAGGATTGTGAAATAAAATATGGCAATTATTGTTCCCATTGTTTCTCAATGGAATCCTAAAGGCGTCAATGCAGCCACAAAAAGCATCACTTCATTTGATGGAATAACAAAAAAACTTGGTGGAACACTCGCAACAGTATTTGCAGCAAAACAAGTTGTGTCTTTCTTTGCAGCAAGCGTTCGTGGAGCGATGGAGGATCAGAAAGCCCAAGTTCAATTAGAAAAATCTATACGCAACACAACAAACGCAACCTCGGCACAAATATCAGGACTATCAAGTTTTATTAGAGAAACACAATTCAGCACAGGAGTGCTCGATGACCAATTAAGACCAGCCCTAAACAGACTTGTTTTAGCAACTGGCGATGTTGAAAAATCACAAAAACTTCTAAGTTTAGCATTAGACATAAGTGCCGGAACCGGAAAAGATTTAGAAAGCGTGACAGCGGCCTTATCAAAGGCAGCCGGAGGACAATTCACAGCACTGCAAAGACTAGGCGTTGGTCTAAGCAAAACAGTTATAGAAACAAAAGATTTAGACACAATCACAGGAGCGCTAGCAACTAAATTCACAGGACAAGCAACAGCAGCAGCCCAAACTTTTGGTGGGCAAATGAATATCCTCAATTCATATTTTCAAGAAGCAAAAGAAATTATTGGTGGTGGATTCATACAGGCCCTAGAAAGTTTTACAGATCCAGGAGGTGCAGCAGGATTAGTTGGACAAGCCCTGCTTCGCATCGCAGATTACATAGCAGATGTAATTGTTGGTGTTGCAACAGTCATAAATCAATTTAGAGATTTTGGCAGACGATTAGATGAGGATTATCCATCGCTTGCTAGATGGGTCGAAGCATTAGGTAATGTTGGCAGACTTTTTGGCGAAGTCATAAAAAGATTTACAGTCTTTGGAATTATTGCTGATGTTGGAAATCAAACAAGAGAACTAGCAGAAACAAATAAACTAGCAGGAGATAGATACCAACTTCTTGCTGAAAAAGTTTATGGTTACAAATCTGCAACAGCAAACATGATTCCTACACTTGAAAAAGCAACAAAAGCAACCAAAGGGTTGTCAGATGCCGAAAAAGCACTGATAAATAGCAACATAAAAGTGCAAGAATCAATAACAAATAATCTGCAAGAATCTTTGAGTAAAGCAGAATCGGCACTCGATTCGGTTAGAGGAAAATTTGATGATCTAAGAAATACTATTTCAGGATCAGTGACGGACGTGGTTGACTTTGCAGCAGCAATCGAAACAGAAAACTTTTTGCAAGCAATAACAAGTCAAGCCGAAAAAGCAACAACATTTGCAGATAAAATCAAACAACTAATTCAACTTGGACTATCAGAAAGAGGAATTAGAGAATTACTAGACAGTGGATTCGAAGCAGGATCCCTGATTGCAGATCAACTCATATCCGGTGGATCCACAATCGTCAATCAAGTCAACACACTCCTAGAAGCAGTCAACACAGTAGCCAACACAGTAGGACAACTAGGAGCAGAAACTTTCTACCAACAAGGCGTGCAACAAGGAGAAGCATTAGTGGCAGGAATTAAAGCCTCCCTGGAAGCAGCAAGAGCCGAACTAGACAGGTTAAGAGCAAGCCTCACAGCCCCAGTAGCAGAAACAAAAACATCAACAAAAACAACAGCCGGAACAACTATAAAAAACACAGGCAAAATATCAACTGTTCTGCCTCCAGACGAATCAGGAAAATATGGTCTTGCAAGATTTTCAAGATTAGCAAAAGGAGGAATTGTAACAGGACCAACAAATGCTCTGATCGGTGAAGCAGGACCAGAAGCAATTGTTCCACTCACAGGCAAAACATCAAAAATGATGGGCGCAACATACAACATCACAGTAAACGCAGGAATAGGAACAAACGGATCACAAGTAGGAAAAGATATTGTGGACGCAATCAAAAGATACGAAAGATCATCCGGACCAGTATTTGCGAGCGCATAAATGACCGTACCAAACACCACAGTCGAAATTGGATTTGATTTATCAAGTCTCGGTGGACCATTCTTTACATTAGACGATTCAGTTCAAGGCGTGCTAGATAACACAGAATTTGTTTTAGGTGGATCATTATTTTATGACGTCAGTGAATATTTATTAGGCGTCCAAGTCGACAGAGGCAAAAGCCGAGAACTAGATAGATACAGCGCAGGACAAGCGAGCGCACTTTTGGACAACAGAGCAAGAGCCTTTGATCCATTGAACACAAGCAGTCCATTCTACGGACAAATAATCCCACACAGAGAAATAAGAATCCGAAGCAACGGAACAGCAGTATTCCAAGGATTGATTGACGATTGGAATTTGCTCTACCAGCCAAGTGGAGATAATCAAGCCGTAGCGATCGCCTCAGATGGATTCACGTTGCTCGCAACCCAAAGCCTGAGCGCTCACACAGCGATCAGTCAATTAACAGGAGCAAGAATCACAGCAGTGCTCGATAGAAGCGAAGTTGCATGGCCTGCAGATACAAGAGTGATTGACACAGGACAAGCCACACTACAAGCAGACGTAGTTGATGAGGGAACAAACGTTTTGGATTATCTGCAGATCGTAAACTTCTCCGAACCAGGAGCAATATTTATTGGCAAAAACGGTTATTTTAACTTTCAAGAAAGAGTGCAACCACTGTCATCATCAGGCATTCAAGCATTTACAGATGACGGCACAGGAATCCCATTCAACAACTTGCAAGTCGTTTACGGATCAGAACAACTTTACAATCGAATAACCGTCACACGACTGAACGGAACTACCCAAGTAGCCAACGACACAGACTCACAAAACCAATACGGAATATCAACACTAGATCAAGACGGATTGCTTCTGAACACAGACGCAGACGCAGATCTACTAGCCGAATATCTTTTAACAAGATACTCAGAACCAGAATACAGATTCGAAGCACTCGAATTGGAAATGGCAAACCTAAGCACAGCACAACAAAACAACGTGCTTTCGCTAGAACTCACTGATGTTATACAGGTCAAGTTCACACCAAACAACATAGGATCACAGATCAACAAATACGCACAAATCACCGGAATCCAACACAGAACAAATTCAATCTCACATTCCGTTACAATAAGATTAAGCACATTGGATTATGCAAACTTTGTTTTAGATGATTCCGTCTTTGGAATCCTAGACACAAGTGCGCTAGGATTCTAACAAGGAGAACCCATGGCATTGCAAACTTTCACAGCAGGACAGGTATTAACTGCTGCACAAGTTAATAATCTACAAGCAAACGATTACAATCAAACCGTCTCCACCAAAACAGACTCATACACTTTAGTTGCAGCCGATAAAGGCACACGCGTTGTAATGAATAAAGCCACAGCAACAACAATTACCGTGAACACAAGTTTATTTAATGCTGGAGATACTCTTTGGATTCATAATGTTGGCGCAGGTGTTTGCACAATCACAGCAGGAACAGCAACAGTTTCAACTTCGGGATCATTAGCACTTCCACAAAATGCTGGTGGAACTTTATATTTTACATCTGCTGGCGTTGCAATATTCTTTCCAACTGTAGCCAGTTCGGCACAAGGCTTAACGCTTCTTAATACAACTTCTTTTAGTGGAGTATCTTCTGTATCTTTACCTGCTGCAACATTTAATGCAACTTATGATAATTACAGAATCATAATCAATCACGATAGTTCTGCTGGTGCTGTTGGATTTAATATGCGTATGCGAGCAAGTGGTACTGATAACACTTCTGCAAATTATGTTTTTGCTAATTCTCAAGTTACTGAATTGGCTGCTTTTGCTGGTGGCGCAAGTGGTACAGGTGCTTTAACAACTTCGTGGACTTTAATTGCAATTTCAGGCACATATTCTAGTTCAACAGTTTTAGATGTTTTAATGCCTTTTAATAGTTCTTATCAAACAAATTATACTGCTATGTGTTTTTATTTTGATTCATTGAATAACAACAGATATGGAACAAGTGGTGGTGCAACGTCAGTAACTACTTCTTATGATTCCTTAACTTTTTTTCCAGCCTCAGGAACTATTACTGGAAGTGTGAGTGTGTATGGCTACAACAAATAAAATTTCAATTCAAGATGGTGACACAGTTATTGAATTAACTGGTTCTGATAAAGAAGCGTTTCTTGCACAACGCGAAGCCGATAATCTCGCAATTCAATTAGTTGAAGCCGAGCAGTT